AGCGGCGCGCTTGCGCGACCCGCCGGCTGCGCGCAGCCATGAAAGCGCGGCGCGGTAAAGCTCCTCATCATTATTGATCCACAGGCTTACGTTCCAATGGTTCCAATTTTTATGCCCTTGGTATGTCGTCATGGTGTCGTTTCCTCTCTCTGTAGTGTCAGGGCGGCGCTATGGCCGCCCTGGCGCGTTGTTAGGCTTGGAACCCGGCGGCGATTGAGCCGGCGGCATAATCAGTCGGCTTTGTGCGCATGGGCATAAGCACGGCGATGCAATCGGCGCGGGCGTCGCCGTCGCCATTGCGGAACGTGACAAGCGCCGGATTTTCGCCGGCCTGATGCAAGCGGAATTCCGTGGACATATCTTTCTTGCCGTCGTTCAGGGCCTTCGCCATGTTGCCAATGGCGGCCAGGTAGAGCGGGTTGTAATGCCCGGCAGTGAGGGCATCAGGCGCCGTTGGCACGATGCGGCGCCAATCGGGAAACGAACCGTCAACCGGCGCAAAGTGGATCCGGGCGTTACCGTACAGGATCCACCACATACCTTGCGCGTCACGCTCAAAAACATAGCACAAGCCCTTAGAGCGCCCGGCGGCCTTCGCCGCTTGCGCGATAGCGTCGGACGGCACAATAACGCCCGCCAAGCAATTGCCGCTTGTGTCATAGGCCGGGCGCACGTCGTTCAACTTGCCGGCGATAGCGTCGCAACGCGCGGCGAAAGCCATATGCCCGTTTGTGCCGGCGATGAACCCGCGAGCGTCAAGAAACACGCCTTTAAGGTAATGGCGGGTTTCCTCTTTTGACGTGGCCAACAAAGCGGCGTCGATAGCGCCGGCGTCGATCGAAATCTGAATTATCATCGTGAAGTGTCCTGTAGTGGCTTGTCTCATCAGGCCGCCGGGTGCCACCCGGCTGGCGACGCGCACATGGTGCGCGTTTCGACGTTTAGTAACGAACGCCAGGGCATTCAGGCAGGTTAAGAACCATTTCCGCCAGAGGCTCCCATGTGAGACCTTCGCGCCATGAAACGCCATATGTGCCATATTCGGACGTGGTGGCGGTGCAATGGTTCCAGCCGTTAAGCGTTGTCGTATCCCAAACGCTTTGCAAACGGTCGCGCAAAACGTCGGGAGCGTCGGCGATACGCTCAGCCAAACGCGCTAGGGCTTGTGTGGGCGTTTCGCCGGTAACGTAAACCGGGCGATATTTGCCAAGGAAATAGGCGGAAGCTGTGTAGGTCGTCATGGTGTCGTTTCCTTTCGTTTAGATGATAGCGAGAATGGCAAGGCAGGCAAACAGCGCCAGCATGGCGAGTGCATCGCGGCTCATACGTCGAACCGATCAATGCCACGGGCGCGGCGAAGGCGTTCGCCTGGGGTCATCACGCTAGTGTCGCCGGCATCGCGGGCGGCGCGGCGCGCAATCTCTGCCAGCATGACAGGGTTTCCGCGCCCGGCGGCAACAAAGGCGTGCAATTCGTTTGTGGTGTAAGCCGGATAAGGCGCGGTGGCGAAAGCGGAGTCCATTTGCGTTTCCCTTCGTTGCTGTGTTGATGCGCCCATCATATCAACGCCGGCCAACCCTGCAACACATTTGTTTGCATCTTTACGAATTTGTAATGTTAGCATGGATTGTCACGTTAGGCGGCGTTTTGGGCTGTGTAATCCAAAAAACTGCCAAGGCTTTTTGCGTGGGAATCCAAGGGGCTGGGAGGGAGTTAGGCTATTTAGGTAGTGTTGATGTTATCAATTTAAAAAAAAAATAAGTGTATTATATAGCTAATACGCTGTAACGCTGGCGCGAATGGTGGCGCCACGCCCCCATCCGTTCTGAGTGCGATTAAAACCCGATAGCCTAAACCGCCTATTTGACCTAGAAACCGCCCAAAACGGCCCGGATTGTCAGATTGTCACGCAATCCTGTTCATGTTGGGCCAACCAAAAAACAAAACCTAAACCGCCCAGGTCAACAATGGCCGCGCAAGCTGGCGCGCCAGGCGATTGGATTGTCGGCGCCCAAACCGCCCAGCCGGGGAAATGGCCGCGCCAATCTGCTGCGACATGTAGCCGCAGGCTGTGTCTGGGAATGCTGGAGAGGGGGGGGTGGGGGCCGGCGGGCGCGTGGCTGTCACGGGCATCGTCCGCAAACAATTTTTTATTTTTTATTTTTACGCAACACAGTTTAGTGCAGCCTTGCCCACGCCACCCGCGTCATCTATTATGGCACCATGACCTTCTATTCCCTGCCGTTCGCACCCGAACGCCCAGAAGCCACCGAGGCGCGCTTGGAGGCGATTTACGAAGCCGCGCGCTATGGCCTGAAAGGCGACAGCTTAGCGTTGGCCGCCGGGTTGACGCCGAAGCAGTTCCGGCGCCTGTCTGAGTTTGACCCGCTGGTCGAGGTCGCCGAGATGAAGGGCCGCGCTGACGGCGAACTGTCCGCCGCCAAGACGATGTACCACGCCGCCGCCAACGGCGACGCCAGGGCTGCGCTCGACATCCTCAAGCACCAGCACGGCTGGGTCGCCAAGCAGCAGATCGACGTGAACATCGACCAGCAGATCAGCATCACCGGCGCACTAGAGCGGGCGCAGTCGCGCGTCATCGAAGGCCTGTACACCGAACTGACGCCGTTAGAGGACGACACCCACTATGCAGCAGCCAATCTACTCAGCAGCCGAGGAAATGGAATTGATGAGTCGGCTGTGGTCGCCGACGATCAAGGATGACCCGCTGGCGTTCGTGCTGCTGACCTACCCGTGGGGTGAGCCGGGTACGCCGCTGGAACACTTCAAAGGGCCGCGCAAATGGCAGCGCGACGTGCTGGGTACCCTGCGCGACCACATCAAGGACAACCAAGGCAAGGTGGACTACGACACCTTCCGCAAGGCGGTGGCGTCAGGCCGCGGTATCGGCAAGTCGGCGCTGGTCAGTTGGCTGGTGCATTGGATGCTGTCCACGCGCATCGGCAGCACGACCATCGTGTCGGCTAACTCCGAGGCGCAGCTACGCAGCGTCACATGGGCCGAGATTACCAAGTGGCTGGCGATGGCGCTGAACAGCCACTGGTTCGAGATCGCCGCCACACGCATCATGCCGGCCAAGTGGATCACGGAACTGGTCGAGCGCGACCTCAAGAAAGGCACGCGCTACTGGGCCGTCGAGGGCCGGCTGTGGTCGGAGGAGAACCCAGACGCCTACGCCGGAGTTCACAACTGGGATGGCGTGATGCTGATCTTCGACGAAGCGTCCGGTATACCCGACAGCATCTGGTCAGTCTCGGACGGCTTCTTCACGGAAAACACGCCGCACCGCTTTCACGTCGCGTTTTCCAACCCGCGGCGCAACACCGGCTACTTCTACGAGACGTTCAACAGCAAGCGCAGCTTCTGGCGCACAAGCAACATCGACGCGCGTGAAGTCGAGGGAACCGACAAGAACCTGTACCAGCGCATCATCGACGAGTACGGCGCGGACAGCTACCAGGCCAACGTCGAAGTGTACGGTCAGTTCCCATCAGAAGGCGACGACCAGTTCATCCCGGTCAATCTGGTGGACGACGCCATGAAGCGGCCCAAGCACAAGGACGAGACGGCGCCGATCACCATCGGCGTCGATCCGGCGCGGTTCGGGTCGGACGCCACCGTCATCGCGGTGCGACAAGGACGCGACCTGATCGACATCAAGCGGCTGCGCGGCGCTGACACGATGGAAGTGGTCGGTCACGTCATCGAAGCCATTGAGGAGTACAAGCCGGCGCTGACCGTCGTCGATGAAGGCGGCTTGGGTGCAGGCGTGGTGGATCGGCTAAAGGAGCAGCGGTACAAGGTGCGCGGTGTCAACTTCGGCAACAAGGCGCAGAAGCAACTCATGTACGGCAACAAGCGGGCTGAGATGTGGGGCGCGATGCGCGACTGGCTCAAGACGGCCAGCGTGCCAAACGACCGCTTCCTGAAGTCTGACCTGATCGGGCCGAAGACGAAGCCGGATAGCAAGGGTACACTGTTCCTTGAGTCAAAGAAGGACATGAAGGCCCGCGGGCTGGCGTCACCTGACGCTGCTGACGCCATCGCGGTGACGTTCGCGTTCCCGGTGGCGCACCGCGAAGGGCGCGTTGACAAGAAACGCGTAGGTGGGTATTCTCCCGCCGGTGTAGCTACAAGCTGGATGGGGTCGTAGCGTGGCCGACAAGAAGAAGTCTGTTTCGTTGGCCGTAGGGCGTGGGGAAAAGCTGCCCGCGTCCAAGGGTGCGGGACTGACGGCCAAAGGCCGCGAGAAGTACAACCGGGAAACCGGGTCAAACCTGAA